GTTTAACTGAAGGTGCAACTGTGGAATATGTAGATTATGATACAACGCCACCAAAGAAAGCACCTAAAATAAATACTAAGTGGTGGGGATTCTAAGTGGCCAAAAATGAAATCAATCAAAAGATACCTTATGACTTATCGTTTGAGGAATTTTCAAAAGCAGTTGGTATTGGCGGATTGTGGTCAGTCGGTATTAATGGTATTGGTTATCTCTTATCTACATTAGAGGACGAGGCACCATTTGAATATCGAGCATACACCGTTCAATCTATACCAGTTCAAAAACAAAGATTAGATACCTCAGCAGAACCAGGCGAACAAACATTTGAACAATGGTGGACAAGAGCCCAACACTCATGGGTAGGTGGTGCAGGTCAAGATATATTTGACGCCGAAGGTTCTAATCGATTTTCATTTAAACAAAGTAGAGGTATTGATGTATGGACTGAAGGTCAAATCTCTTTATTAAAAGATACCGAAAGTATAGACAATAGTACAGGTGATGATTTAAATTGGTTTGTAGCTGGTGGTTATATCTTTTATTCTAAAGATGGTTCACTCTATCGTGCCACAAGTATTAATGGTACATTTACTGCAAATGATTTAAATGGCCCAGGCAGTAGTGAGGATATAAAATCTATCACAACTGATGGCCAAAATATATATGTATGTTGGACTGGTGCAAACAATATTTACAAAGCCGACATTGACGCCGCGACTTGGTCAGGTGAAGGTACACTTCAAAATAATTTGGACGCTGAATTACTTGGCTATGTAAAAGGTAGATTGTTAGCAACCAAAGATAATAAAGTTTATGAGATAAACCTTAATGATACTACTGATGAACCAGACCCATATTTTACACATAGAACTACAGACTGGACATGGACATCTATAACTGAGGCTGGCCCAGCAATTTATTTATCTGGATATGCTGGTGAAACTTCTGAAATTTATTCCACAAGATTAACTGCACAAGACTTAGCTTATGCTGATGTAAGCACTCTAGGGGCGCCAATAAGCGTGTTTAGAGCGCCTGAGGGCGAGATTGTGCATACTATCAAAGGGTACTTGGGTAGAGCATTAGTTATAGGCACAAGCAAAGGTATAAGGTTGGCAGTCATTACAGATGAAACTGGACAATTAGATGTAGGTCCATTACTTGTATCAAGTGAGGAAGATATAGATTTCGCAGTAAAAGCCATAGAACTTGATGGCGACTATGCTTACTTTGGTTGGTCTAAATTTGATGATACATATTCTGGTATAGGTAAAATAGATTTGGGTTCAACTTCTTTTTCTAGCCATCTTATGTATGAAATTCAAGGCGATGTAACTAGCATAGCCCAGTTCGGTGACCGCCTTTTATTCAGCGTAAATAATTGTGCTGGTTCCAATCACAGTAGAGTAGTGGCCGAACACTCAACAGATTATGTAGGCACAGGCTATCTTGAAACTGGCGAAATAAGATATGGTACATTTGAAGTTAAAACCTTAAGATACTTTGACGCCATGTTAAAAGGTAATGGTCTACTTGATGTGGATATTAAAAGAGATGTAACTGGTTCGTATGAAAATATCGTAGCAAGTTGGGAGGCCGATACAGAAGTAACCGATAGAGTTTATGGTATCATTGAACAAAACTTGGATATTGATGTATCAAGGTTTGAATTAAAACTTTCATTAAATACCTTAGTCGCCACAGAAACACCAATAGTTTTAGAGTGGAGAGTAAGAGGTGAGCCTAAAGTAAAAGGAAGGTATAGGTATTTTGTGCCTATAATGTTATATGATACAATGATAGCAAATAGTGGCCAGACATTTGGGTACGCTGGCTATAGCCAAGAGAGGTTAAATGAACTAATGGACATTTATAGAAGTGGTAAGATAATACAATTTCAAGACCCAGGCAGTCATTTACCTAACGGCACACCATCGGTGACTGTTCGTATAGAGGATTTACAATTTAAATCTTGGGCACCGCCGAGTGGATATGACGGACCAGGAGGTATAGCATTAATAGTGATGAGAGAGCAGACCTAAGTACTAATCCAAGTACAAATCCAGACATAAATAACCATATTCAAAGTCTAGGGTTAGACCCAAAAGACTATGAAATATTGGATCCAGTTGAAGTAAGAAGTTGGGACACTAACATGGGTGACCGTGTTGAGCGCCTACATTATTATAAACTTCGGTTAATGAAAAGAACGCCAATGGATCCCGATGTGTTTGATGAATTAATAGGTCTAATTAAAAATGATAAACCAAAAGCTAAGTTACCAAAAGGAGATGAAACTTTTGTGTTGGCTTTGGCTGATTGGCAATTAGGTAAATCAGATGGTGGTGGTACAAAAGAAATCATTAACAAAGTAAACCAAATGATTGTTGATACCAAAAAACAAATAAAAGATTTACGCAAAGTTGGCCACAATATAGATGAACTTTACATTGTAGGTCTAGGGGATTTAGTTGAAGGTTGCGATGGTCATTATGATATGCAAACCTTTAATGTAGATTTGGATATGAGAAGTCAAGTAAGATTGGCTTGGCAATTACTTATCAAGATAGTTAAAAACCTAGCACCTTTGTTTAATAAAGTAACCATAACTTGTGTGCCTGGCAATCACGGGGAAGTGAGAAGGAACGGTAAAGCCTTTACTACTTTTGGAGATAACTGGGACGTTCATGTATTTGAAGTATTAGAGGCGGTAATCTCTGAGAACAAAAATGCTTATGGCCATGTTAAATTTGATATACCAGATGATGAACTTATTATGGTCACAAACATAAGAGGAAAGAAATGTGTTTTTGCTCATGGCCATCAATTCAGAAGTGGTGGTACAGGCTCATTTGAAAAACAAAAGAAATGGTTGGCTATGCAATCACTTGCTAAATTAAAAGCGGATGGTTGTGATATATTATTATCCGGTCACTATCACCATTTATCAATAGTCCAAGAGTTTAATACTTTATTCCTACAAGCACCATCAATAGATGGCGGTAGTAGATGGGTGGAGAATACTCATGCTCTAGTATCGGATCCCGGAACCTTGACATTTGTAATAGGTAATAATACAATATCTAATATGGAGGTTATATAATTGGATTATAAAATTTTAGCTGAAAAAACTATTTGGACTTTTATTGAGGCTTTTATATCTGCATTAACCGTTGCACCTTTAGTTGGTGTGGACGCTGATGCAATTCAACTGGCCGCATTATCGGGTGGTGCCGCTGCCTTAGTTGTAGTAAAAGAATTTGCCAAAAAGAAAATTGGTAAGTAATGCCTGCCTATATGTATAAAAGCAAAAAGAAAAAGAAAGGCCGAAAGAAAAAAAGATAATCACAATCCGTGATTTTCTAATATCTCTATTGCCTCATCTGGTGAAGTAATAACTGCGGCAAGACCGCCTGCACTTACTACCTTCTCTAAAAAGTATTCTTGTCTTGGACTTATACCATGTGTGCCATCAAGTCTTTTGACTTCAAAGGCTACAAATCTGCCATGAATACAACCAATGATGTCTGATATTCCTGCACCTTGTTGGGCATTACCGTGTATCTTTAACCACACGCCGCCATGCTCTCTTAACTCTTTTAATATGGCCCGATGTATTACGCTTTCTTTTGCACCCATTTTGGTATCTCTCTTTTGGTATATTTCATTAAATGTTGTTTATGGACATTATAGTAATCACGGTAAGATAACAAAGCACTTCTAGGATTTTTAACATCATCAGGCATAGCAAGTGCTGGCTTAGTCATTGGCTTATGTACTATATTTTTAGGCAAATGGCTAAGAGCCTCATGTAATCTTGTTTCCGATTTGTGTATCTTTTCATAACGGTATGTATACTCGGCACATAATGCTCGCCATAATCTAAAGGTGTATTTATAATTACCGCTAGTTTTTCTTATCCAAACACCACATGGGTGATTGATATAACAAGCCTTATATAATACTTCATTTTCGTAAGGTGCTATATCATCTAAAATTCTATGGGCGGTACTCATAAGCTGGGCATATTCAAGTATCATCTTTACCACATGCTTATCATTGTGAGCCATAGCACACTTAACTGGGTCTTTATCTAAATAAAAAATGTTCATGGAATATCTCTCCTATATAAAAAAGAGAAGGCTTATCTTGGCGCCTGATAAGCCTTCTCGGGTTGCTACGAGAGAGGAGGGTAGCAATCTAATTATAACTCAATACCTGGTTTAGTGTCAACCTTAGTTTCGGTTACTGCCAATAGTGAACGGGCAAAAACATCATTTACTTCTGACCTCTTTGAACCGTTCCACTCGCCGTCTACAATGGCTATCGCACACTCTCGACCTTCGAGCCTATCTAATGGAATATCCATAGCACCTGAGTTTGCTATTTCTACACCACATGCCTCTAAAGTATTTCTAAAATTCCATAGAGATTGTGGTAGTAAGACGGTGTTATACCAAAATCTTGCGCCGGTATAATCACCACCATCTATTTCAAAAGTCCAGACAACCATTGGGTTACCGGCTTTAGAAGTTTCAGCTTTTGCCTCAACTACTTTTGCTGGGTAATTACCTTCTGGTACAACTGGCTTTCTTGATTTTCCTTCAACTCCTGTGAAGTCAACCTTGATTTGACTTTCACTTTGGATATTAATTTTGCCTTCACTCATTTATTTACCTCCAAGTTTTTTAAGCAATTTATCCACAGTAACATTGACCGCATAATTTGGTAGTATGGGTTCATCGCCACTGTTACTTGTTGTTATTCTCTCGCCTACCAAAGCACTTGCACTTCTAAACTCCATGCCATACTCTAATGGTGGGTCTTGGTCTAGTGGTGCATTGTTTGGTAGTTTACCTTCTCTTACAAAGGTACGAGCAATTATGTCTGGCATTTCGCAAAGCGTAGACCTAATTGCTGGGGATACATCTGGAACGATGTCAGGACCAGCGGCGTTGCTATCCTCTTTTAAGTATCGTTCTTGTGCCAGATATATCAAGTGCATACCTTGAGTTCTACAAACGGCTGATAGTTCTTCCATAAACTCGTTCATGGATTGAGCTAATCTGCCCCATGATTGCATGGTAGGATTGTTTGGCATACGCTCTGTATCTCGGCTTTCCTCATCTTTCAGAATATACCGCATACATGTTCTAGCCAAAGCAGTTATGGTATCTACTACAACTGTTTTCCTATCATGGTCTGCATACTTAAGGTAATATAAAAAGTCATAGGCATTTGACCAACTGACTTTTGTAGGTTTGCCTTTACTATCAACTGGAAACAGTTGTAGGTCAGGCACATCTCGAACTGTCATGACGCCAGGCTCAGCCATAAATAAGATAGGCTTTGGGCCAGAACAAGCAAATCTAGTCTTGCCTGTCTTTTGTCTACCATACACAGTCATGTGTAAGGTTTGGTCTATCTTATCTACTGGAGCAACTTGCGACATGATTTCGGCTAATCTAGCCTCGTCCATCATTTCTTACCTCCGGTTTATATTTTGTTTTTCTTATCTGTCCTGCTTGTGGGGATCCTAACAATTCAGCATTACATAAATCCTGAAACGAACAATCCCAATCACATGCTTTGCCAAGCACACGATAATAGGTTATGTCATCTGAGTTATCCATAAAGTCTATAACTTTAGCGGTACTCATTAACTCATCTATCATGGTGTCTGTTAATAACTGAGGCTTGGCAATAGATATCCTCTTATAAAAGTTAGAGCTGGTCTTAAGACCTTCTAACCAAGCTGATAGTTCCTCAGTCATATCAAGATTATTTTCCTCAATAAATTCTTTTAAGGTTAAATAATCTGTTTCTATTTTTACCTTTGACATACGACCAGACTTGGTCATACGAGGCTTAGTAGGAGGCTTAGTACGGATATAATTAAATACAAACTGGTCAACATTTATACCTAGTTTCTTTAACGCCCACAAATATAATGTGGATTGTATATCTGTATTTCGCCACTCAGTATCTGGTAAAGTCTTGTTAGACTTGTGGTCCCAAACACTTACTACACCGTTTCGTTTGTCGCGGACAATCATGTCAGGCTTGAATTTAAAAATCATGTCTGAGCCAATTGCCACTTCAAACTCTTCCTCTACAGAGATAATGTCAAGGTATTTATCTTCCTCTTCCCAGAAATTCATATAGCCTTGTATAAGCTGAGATGAAATGCCAGGCAAATCCCCGTAGTGTTCTCTTTCCTCTGCTAGTAAACCATTAAATTTGTGTGTAAGGTCAGCGTAAGTTTCTAACCAATCACCGCCTTTATAGTGGGTTTCTAACAAAGAGTGTATCCAATTACCTAGAGCAAGTGGTATAGATTTACGCACCGCCTCTAGTTTTTGGATATATTTATACTCATACTGTTTAGGACATCGCCTAAAAGTCTTGAGTTTGGATTGCGATATTGTTATCACTACACTCCTCCTCTACTGTATTATATCACATCGGTTAACTTAATACAACTTCTAAGTCCGTAGCATTTTCAGACCAATGCTCGCCAACTTTAAAGTCAACCACAAGTGGTACTAATAATTTAAACGGCTGGTAATAATCTAAGTTAGGGTTTTCCATAACTCTTTTAATCTTAGATAACCTATCGTTAAGTAATTCATTATCCTCAATTAAAAATAATATGGAGTCATGAACTGTGCCGATAAGTTCAATACCTTTCTCATCTTTAAAATCACGGTATAAATCTTTTAAGGACATCAACATAAAGTCGCTGGCCAAAGATTGAACTGGTGAATTGATTGCTTGGCGTTCAGCTTGACCTCTATAAAATTCATTACTGGAATTTATTTCAGGCAAATGTCTTACTCTACCAAGCGGGTTCATGACCCAGCCTTTTCTACGAACCATTTGTCTTTGTTGTTCGTGCCAATCAATTAATGTAGGATAAGTTTCAAAGAATTTCTTGCGGGTATCTTTAGCCTCATCAAGTGTAATCTTTAAACCAAAATTATCTCTTGCATATAATTGGAACTTCTCTGCACCCATGCCGTAGACAAAGCCAAAGTTTACGGCTTTAGCTTTCTTTCTCTCTTCCGCCTCGGGGTTTGTCTTACCAGTCATAGCTTGAGCGGTCATAGTATGTATGTCTTGGCCTTCATTGTATGCTTTTAACAACGCCTCATCTCTTGAATAGTGAGCCACTAACCTAAGTTCAACTTGTGAATAGTCAACCTCTACAACTTTGTAGCCAGGTACACCGCCAATAAGACCACGAATAAATGTATCTCTTGGCACTTGTTGTAGGTTAGGGTCAGCACAAGATAGTCGGCCGGTCACAGTATGAAACGGTTTGTAACTAGGGTGTAACCTATTGTTACTATCCAATCTCTTAGACCAGTTATTAAAGTATCTTGACATATAGCCTGACCATTGTCTATGGTCTAGTATCTCCTCGACAATACCACTCTCATCATAATCTCTTAGGCGCATTAACACGGACTCAGCAGTAGATGGTGTACCAGTTTTAGTAGCCTCTAATACAGGCAAGCCTAATTCTTTATACAATACTTTGCCAAGTTGTTGCACACTTCTTGGATTAAATTCATAGCCAACTAAATCGAATAACTTGGTTTCAATCGTGGATAAAATCTCAGCCGTTTCATCTTGACGGTGATAAAATTTATCTACATCGACTGGCATACCAAGTAATTCCATATCAGCTAAGGCTCGATAGGCTGGCATAAGCACATCATAAAACATAGGATTAGAAATGTTTTGTGCTAATCCTAAATTGCCACCAATAATCTTTCTTTGTTTTTCCCATATCTGATAGGTGTATAGCACATCAAGTGAGCCATACTCTACAAGCTGGTCGAACGGTGTCATGTAGGGATCCTTGTATTCTTTTAACAAGTATTTCCATTGCTCAACACCAAGATATTTTATTGCCAGAGTTTCTAAATCTTTCTTTAGGTTCTCATCAATAATATATTCGGCACCCATAGTATCATAACTAGGAAACCAGTTCAAACCATAAGCAGTTTTAAGTGCCTTGTAATCAAACTTGCCGTTCTGCATTATCCAGTAATTTACATAACTATCCATCTCTGCGTAACACATTTGCCATATACCAGTTTGGTAAACAACATTATGTTCAGGGTGGTGGATAGGAATTACAAATGCTTTCTTGCCATCAAATGTAACTTGAACGGTTACAATTTTAAATGATGGGTCTGAAAAATTACCTAGTTCTTTTTTGTTGTCCGTTGTCGTTTCGACATCGAGAGCCGCCTCTGACTTCAGACTTTTCTTTAGTTCCATCACATGTGCAGTGGTGGTAACTACGATAGTTTCCATCTTTAGAACACACCTTTCATATCCTTAGCAAAGCCATGTAAAGAAAATATAGTGTGGCTAAATGTACCTAGTTCTAACTTCAATGAGTTACCGCTAGATAAATAAGCCTTTCTTACTTGCTCTGCAAACGCCACTGCTAATATTACATCTTTGGCCCAATGCTTGTAAAAATCACAAGACCGCATAATGTAGTGCATGTGGAGTTTATCATCTCTTACCATAAAGTGATAGCCAAGAGAACAAGGTACTCGATAACCATTATCTCGATTATCAAAATCTTTCTCCCACCATATAGGGATCCAGAGTTGTCTGCTATCACGGTTCTTAATTATATGTTTTACTACCGCCTCAAGATTACCATGTAATCTCTCAGGGTAGGAATAAGAAAACTGTCCAGTATCTTTATGAATAAACTGTGACCAGTATTCCTCATCATGTTTATAAGCGTTGCCGGGGTTGGCCGAACTATTTATTCTCTCATGCAATTCCTCTTTTAAGTAATCGGCATTAAGATTTTTCGTACCCCAGAACCAAGTATCTGAATACAAGGTTTTACTACTTATACTGTAGGAGTAGTTCATCAATTCATGGGTCATATACCCAGGATCCTGTGCAACAACTTTATCTTGCACGGATTTAGATTGATAGACTACTGCCAGTTCTTTTAGGTCTCGGCTAATCTCGTTCTTAGCCTCTTCCAATGTGTGGTAGTATCTCATCTATCCTCCTCATTTTTTAATTTAATTACTCTGGCCTCAGTATAAACTAGGATGTCGGTTAGTTGTTCTAAATCATCAACCTTGTCTATTTCCTTTAGCCATTCGTAAGTCGTTCTCATATTTTCCCACCTTTTTACAATCGGCGCATATACCTTCTAATGTATAGTCGCCTATATAATTTAAACATTGGTTACATATCATATTCTACTCCTAAGCCAATAAGTTTAGACAAGTCCAAATCATTTATTTGACTACTAGGTCGTAGAATACCATTGTTTGAGTTGTGCCAAATCTGTCTTACTCTACGAAGTGGGCCATATAATTCATCATCAATTGGCTTGCCTTGTTTTTCGTATCGCAACACCATCTCATGCCATTTTTGTAGGCGTTGTGCAGTAGGTGTTTCTAATCTTAGCACATAATCCAACAGTTGTCTATGGGCATATAGATATGGTAGAGTTTTAAAAGCATGAACTTGGCTTACATCTATTTTCCAGATTAAACCTATGTCTGATACTCTTTCTCTACCAGATATATACTTGGCTAATACACTTGCTACGCCTATATCAAGACCAGCTATGTAACCCATGTAAGTAACGCGGCTATGAAACACCAGGGTAGGTTTAATGTGTGTGCCAGGTTGACCTCTAAAAGAGGCTGACAACAGACAGTTACCCCATTTGTGTTTCTTAGCCGACCGTTTATTAGCTCTAAATTGCATTTCGGTAACTACACCATCTTTACCTCTGCCATTATAGATTTCTCTACTGGCTTTGATAAATCTTGTGGTGAGTTCAGGGTCTAAATAGGAACGAATTAAGTTTGTCCATCTAGCTTGAGTGAACCACAAATCTCTACCTATATCAAATTCATTTTGTAAACCATCACAAATTAACTGGACATCATATAGATTTGTACCGATGGACATATCATGTTCAACAGTAGGTCTGGCTATATGAGCCATAGTTGCGACTTCCATTAACTGACTTGCGTCCGTTAAATATATGGTCTTAGCATTATTGTTAGACCCTATGTGCATTTTAGTACCCGCTATTCTGCCTGAATTTATTTACTTCTGCTTTTCGGAAATAGTAACTGGCAAATTCTTTGGCGTCAAAACCAGATACAATTAATAATTCCAAAAAGAAATGGAAAGTGTCTGCTAACTCTTCCTTGTAGTGAACCTCATCAGTTGCAACTGCGTCCTGTTTCCAGGGTTTATTTTTCAAACAATTAGTTGCCTCAGATAATTCCTCGACTACACGGTATGCACACTCCTTTAATCTGGCTTGCACATTTCTTAAATTGAGTTCACCAAATTGGTTAGGCTCAATTACATTAGCACCATTTTTCTTTTCTATTTCCTCGTACTTAGCCATGAGTTCTGCTTGGCGATTAAACATAGCGGCGAGAACATTACCGGATCCCTCACTATAGTGTTTAATCGTAGCCTCTAAGTCTAACTCCGAGAAGTCATTTACATTGACCATTTATTTTTCTCCTTTGATTGATAAATCATCTGGCCAAGTAAATGGCATAGTGATTTTACCAACACTAAAGTACCTATCTCTATTTCTGTTAAGGTGATGTTTAACATACGCCTCGATAAAGTCAGCACTACTACCATCATAATTATATGGAGCTACATTAAATTGATTGTGGGTATCATCTTGGGCATTACAAAACGCCTCGAATAACCTATACATAAGTGAATAGGACATAACCAACATATCATTTCTTAATGCGGTGTCTGAGCCATCGGGTGTAAGTTCTACACCTTTCTTAACATCACCGTTCTGCATACAAAATAGGATTTGTGTATAATCCATGTGTGCAGATAACGATTTCCATGAGTTCAATAAATCCTCACGATTTCTTATTTTGCCCTGTCTATATATGGACGCATAGATAGGCTCAGATATTTCTGGAGTTCTATCTAGGATATATAATCTACCATCTTGTTCTTCATCGTAGTAATGGTCTACTGCCCAAGATGACCAGTGTTCGTTCCAATCTTTTGAAACGCTGGCAGGGGATTTAATGATATAACAACTATCCTCGCCAAGCCATTTTTGTATGGCATTAGCAAGAGTTGATTTGCCTGAGTTATCAGGGCCTTCAAGTATTATCATTTATACTATCCTCCTCTTTTATTTTTTTGTCTTTTTTTATTTTATCATAACTGGCTCGTGAAACAACTAACAAAGCCGGGTTATCTTTTACCATTTTCTCTAAGTCCTTCTTTTCTTTTAATGCCTCAAGCACTAAGTAATCAATGGACTCGGTCATACACATGTGGTAAAATATAATTGGCTTAGTTTGTCCTTCTCTATCTATTCGACCTCTAGCCTGAAAATAATTTATCCAACTATAATCTGTGGAATAGAATATAGCTTTGGAACATATTCTCTGTAAACCATCTAAAGCCTCAGCACTTTGTATCTGAATTATAAATGGTTTATCACCGTTATTCTTTAGCCATTTGTCAATGAGTTCGCCTCGTTGTTTAGCAGTTACTCCACCTTTAATTAAGTAAGGTGTAGCAAATGCCTTTTGTAATTCGGCAATTTCACTTTTAAACCTTGCAAAGATAATTACGGGCTCGCCGGCCTCGCTTAAATTATCTACAAGGTCAACAGTATGGATAAGTTTATTCTCATTGAACACCACAGGATTACCTTCTTCATCATGCACTTGGTAACCAGTCATCTCTTGTAACCGAAGTAACTTGGTTAACACAATAGGTGCATAAATCATGTGGCGTTTATGAACTACCATACCATCTTTGCTAAATCTTTCGTAACTGGCAAACGATTGTGGATCCCAGCGTACATCTACATTTATATCGGTAACTGGGGGCAAGTCTAAGCAATCCTCTTTTCTGGCGCTAGAAACATAGGGAGAATAACGCCTCTCTAAGTCATCAACCATACGATAACCTTGAAGTTCATAGCCTGACCTGCCACCCCAGATACCATACTTGTATTTAAAATCTGTCCAACTTATGTTATCCCATATTTCTGGATTGATACATTTAAGCTGGCTATATAAATCTAATAAGTTTTTACCGACTGGTGTACCAGTCATCAGCAAAGTATATTTAGCCGTAGCACAAATCTTGTGGGCCTGCTTACTTCTCTTTGCGGTAGCTGATTTTATTTTCTGGCTTTCATCTAATATAACCATGTCGGGTTTCCATTTCATTAGCCTATCAAATAATGGTGCTTTATTGTTTCTACTAATAAGGCTTTCATAATTAAACACCGCTATTTGTAATGGCATTTCAAATGGTACGCTACAACTTTCAATCCACTCATTAAAACCTTCTACTTTATCTACGATTGTGCCTGTTTCTGGCCGCACAAACGAGGTGAAAGGCACCGGTGAGTGATTGTTTAATTCTTTTGGCCATACTGTAAGAGCATTTATTGGACAAAGGACCAATACTCTTTTCACTTTTCCAGATAACTGAAAGGCCGCGATACTGTCCACTGCAATTTTAGTCTTGCCAGTACCTGGATCCATGAAAAGAGCATGACCCTTGTCCGAATTAAATACTCTTTTTAGAGCCTCACTCTGATGTTGGTATGGTGTTGTCTTGAATTGATATTCCATACTTTTCAAATTCTCCTAGTAAATTGGTTACAGTTTGGGCTTTATCGCCACAGTTTTTTACCAAGATGTCGTACCACATTTGAAAACAAATCTGGTTTATTTTCATTTCTATGTGGGCAACACGACCGCTCTTACCATATCGATGGTAGTAGTCGTTAAGGTCTTGTATTAACCATTTCATACAATCCCACATCGCACCTGGTGTATATGAAAACCAAGGAAATAAACTTTCAGTAAAGCCAAATAAAAATCGACTGTTATCCCAATGTTCATTTTGGTCCTCGTTTTCTGCATACTTTTTAAGAACCGTATGAAAGATTAATCGGGTCTCTGTGCTATCCCA